TGGTTCGGCACTACCTCCATGCCGATACATACGGAATGGCGCCACTGCCTGCAAATCAGGATCATTGAGCTGGGATAAGCGCCCAGCGTGGTAACTGCTGCTCATGTTGGTGGAATAGATAACCCGCGTACGCCAGTTACGCTCGCCATTGTATGACCAGCCAGTTCGATCAATGATCGCGTCAAAGTCAGCACGGAACGACTCAATGGTTCCGCCATTTTGAATGGCTGTCATAACTGCGCTGGCCAGATCATTCAGCAGATCCGCTTTCTTTGCTCCAGCGACAACAAAGGCCCGGTCATGCGCGTTCTTCTGCAGATCTGTCCAGCGCTTTGTTGGCACAAGATTTCGCAGACGGATTTGCAGAGCCGCCAGCTGCTCGGCAAACACCGCCGTTGGTTCGGCGAAGGCATACCCCATAGACTGACCGGCTTCAGTCGCCACGTCCTCAATACCACGCGCCTGAGCCACCATGAATCCAGATTCAAACAGCTTCGTCATACTTTCAGCATCAAGGCTTTCATACGCTTCCAGCAGCTGCGTATGCAATGCATCCAGATTACCGGCAGCGGCCGCCAAACCACGGATAACTTCCAGCCAGGCGCGAAGAGGATCAGCAGCAGCCTGCATCAATTGCTCTGACAGCTCAGCTGTCCGCTTGCGTACCGGGTTGTCATTTGCGGGATCACCTTCTGCGAACTGAACCGCTGGGGCCGGAGTTTTTGGTTCAACCTTTACGGTATCTTCCAGATCGTCATCATTCAGATCATAAGTTCGCATCCAGTATTTTTTGGTAAAGCGAACACCGGCACCGGTAAGCGACTGGTCTCGTTTTGCCTGAACATCATCAATCTGCTCTTGCTCCCACATATCAAACTTGGGTGCAGGGCCAGACATTCCATTGGCATACATGATCCACTCAATCAGAGTATTCATTGTGCTGCATACCAATCCCGCATCGCTGTCGCGCAGATCATCCGCAACCTCAAGGCCCGCAGTTGCACTGGCGTTTGTGCTGTTCGATTCCGTGGTCTGATTCTGGCCGAGCAATGCGATATTGATCTCAGATCGGCAATACTTCAGCAACTTCTCATACGCATCAGCCGCCCCCGCTTTCGATCCGGCCTCAATAATATCGACGCTGGAGTCATCCGGTACCACTGCGATCGCATCCTGAATCATGGCCTCCAGATCGGCTGCCAGATCATTTTTCACAGAACGGTTAGTGTTGCGGGGAACCTTACCGACCAGCCATGGAGTGCCGTATTTTTCCGCAAACTGAACCCAGAAGCGCAGGCCGCCTTTCATAAATGTGGCTGGCCAGAACACCATACTCAGATCCGCCACACCCCACGGGTTCTGATACGTTGCATCGTTGCGCGGCAGTAGGAATTTACGTTCCGGCAACGGCTCACCTTCCAACGGAGACTGGCGGCTTCGGAACCGCAATTCATTTTTAGTGCTGAAGGTAAACCACTCCGGCGGCTTAGCGATTAACTCACCAGGGATCGTCCAGCGCTGGCCTTTGTTCCACAACAGTTCAATCGGCTGAAAACCATAAAGCGTGGCTTCCAGCACATCGCGTGCGAACTGCACGACGTCGATATCGTCGATAATGGCTTTAATATTGGCTTCAACGCGTGCTGATGCATTACCGCGTTTAATACCCGACTCCAGCGCGGTTACAGCGGCCTTACGGCGACGAATAGCACCACCAACAGCCGCATGCCCGCGCAAACTGCGATAGACCGACACATCCTTACCCTGAGCCTTCAAAATAGGGTCAGGGTTAGGCAGATAACTACCCAGGCCAGAAAAATCAGGTGCCCGATCGCGGGTCACAATGTGATCAGAAAACCCTGACGCTTTTTCGCCGAATTGCACAAACTGATCAGGGCTAATCCAGATGCCGTTATTCATACATACCCCTCAAGTAAACCAGCCGTCTGGCGGCGGTGGCGACTGGCCACCTCAACCGGCCCCTGACGCATTTCAATGCTGGCGAAATTTGCCAGCGCCAGAGACGGCGCAAAGTCGCCGTGGCGGTAAGTGTCAGGATCTTTTAAATCCTGTCGGCGCTGTTTGCTCACCAACGGAATACCATCAACCTCCTCAATGGCGCGCAGATCATTTGCCAGATCCTGATCTTTCGGAACCTGAATCGTACCGTCCTCAAATTGCTGAATCATTTTTGGCATCCAGCTGCCGTACCAGCCCCGGTTCAATTTCACCTGAGCAATCATGCCGCTGCCGTATTTATCCGCCGTATATTCCGCCAGAGTTTCACCAGAGCCTGTGGCATCCATCGCGCCGCCACAAAATCGCGGAAGCCGATCAAGGATGTACCAGATAATTTGCTCCTGCTGCCGCGTTGGTACCTTATGCATTTCAAAAACGAAGGGGCAGTAACGATGCCGCCCTGGTTCAATGGCCAGCGGCGTGAAAATGGAATAGTCGCGATGGCGGGCAAAATCGTGGCCGAACACATGCAAATGCTCTGGCGTGCAAAGTGCCAACACCGGGTCGATGTAACGTCTGATCCAGTCAGCCGCCCAGTCTTCACGCTCATCTACAGGCTTCTGAGCAAAGTCATCTGCCAGTGCCAGGCGAACGACGGGCCGATAAGGTTTATCCGGCATTGCATTATCAATCCAGATACCCGGCATGCTCGTACCGGTGCCGTCGCGGGGAATTGCGTCCAGCTCCTCGCGCATCTGAGCTTTACGTGGGCCGTACGCATTGCGGATGGTGGCATACCATTGCTTTTTGCCTTCGATGGTTGGCTTTTCGCCTTTCATCATGCACACACGTTCATACAGCCCATTGGCTACCGCGTCATCGAACGTGCAGGTAAATACCTCAGCACTGTCACCGTAACGGCCGTCTTCAATATCTTTAATCAGGCTATTAAATGCGTTCGCACGACCATTGTGCGTACTAATAATAGAAACGCGACCACCCCAAATAAGCAGCGCGGTTGCAGCATCAATAACTGCCGCGACGTTACGATGGAATGCCGCTTCATCAATAATAACTTTACCCTGCAGACCGCGGATGTTCGCAGGGTTGCTGGACAGCGCGACAATTTTAAAACCCGAAGCAAAGCGAATGCGGTAACTGGTGATGTGTTTTGTTGTGCCGTCTTCCTGCTGATCTTCAAACAGAAATTCTTCAATTTCCGACATACCACCGGCCTGTGCCTGCGCGATTGTTTTTGCAAACTTCGCGCAATAGCCGATAAATTCCAGACCTTTCTCTTTGGTATCGCCGATATAAAAAACATCCATGCCGCCAGCCGCTTTCGTTGCACCAGCGGTTAGCGGTGAATCCAAACCTTCGGCGAAGGTAATCCCAGTTCGGCGGCCTTTTGAGCAAACTTTGATAGGTGCAGTGATGCGCAACCACTTCACCTGGTGCTTCATCAAAACGCCTTCAGCAGCAGGGTTAAAGCCGTCGGGAATGTTGCGCGCACTGGCGGGCAACTCATCCCATTCAACGCAGCGGATAGTATCGGCGCGGGGTTTAATCGCCATGGGTTAAACTCCCAGAACCTTGTTACGCCAGAACGTTACCTGGTCTTCATCCATACCCTGAGCGCGCGCGGTTTCTTCAGCGTTTTTCGCTGCTTCCTGCAATGCCTCTTGTCGGGCCTGCTCTTTAATTTTGGCTTCACGGTTCGTGGTTTCGCTGACGGCTTTTTCCAGCTTCTCATGGCTAAACGCTAAATCCTTAACCATCTTAACGGCACCCGCGACAACCTCTGGATCAGACTCACCCATCGTGATGCGCTGAATCGCCAGCGATAAATCAATCAGCGAGTTACGGATAATCTCCGACGTAAGGTTAGCCACCTTACTTTGCGGGGCAGCACCCAGCTTACCGATCCAGATATCGGCCATCTCCCGGCTTTCCCGGATAGCACGTCCCACCTGATCCATGCTCATCTTGTAGCGGTTTACCGCAGATTTACTGATAGGATCTTCGCCGAGATCTTCCAGAATCTCGTTAATACGAGCCGTCGCATCCAGCTGACTAATACGCGGATCGCGCAGCAGCTCATTCAGCTTATCCAGCAGATCCGGAGCCAACTGTTTAATGCTGGATTGACGACCCATGTCAGAACACCTCTTTACGTGGTTTTTCAATGCCATCGACAGACATCGCGCCACTGACAACATCCGCGCCACGCTCAGTAATGCGGACGATCATGCCTGTGCTGTCCAACAGCGATGGCTCAAGTTTTACCAGCCATTGGCGTTCCAGCCAGCGCAACTGATCTTTTAAATCCTGTCCTGAAATTGTCTGGCCGACCGCCGCCATAGACTGCTTCAGTTCGTATTCAGTAACAGCGTTGTCGGCATCCTGCATTAACAGTTGCAGAACAATCAGCCGCTCACGGGCAGACACACGGTCTGAGAAATTCATGATCTTCACCCCCTGGATTTGGATTGGTCTAACAGATGCTGATAAATCAGACTGCTTTGCTGATTCATCGTATTCATAGCGCCTTCAACTTTTGACAACGATCGGGATATTCCGCCGATGCGAACATGAATATCCTCAAAGTCTTTATGTCGGGGCAGGTGTTTTAATTCGGCTTCAACTTTAACCAGGCGCCTGTCTTGCTCTGCCAGAATCTTATCCTGAGCACTCTTCTGGCCCTTCAGATCGTTTTCCAGCTTCTCAATTGATCCGGCAATTTCGGTAGTAAAGCCTTTGAAATCATCAGGGCTTACGGTCGCTTTACGAAATGACCATGCAACCCAAACCGCAATGAAGTTAACAATGGTGATCAGTGGCACCCACCAATCTTTAAGTGCATCCATGATCCCCATGATGTAGCCTCAAACTAATTTCCCTCAGTGTACCCACCTGTTTATAAGCAATATTTTAAAGTCCTTTAAAAGATTGCC